TGTTGGCCAAGCAGGATTCTTCATCTTCAGTTGAGCATAAGGATTTATTGCGCTCTCAAGTGTATACTGTATTGGGTGAATTAGTTCCATATGGCAGGATTCGTTGGCAACGTTTTGTAGATGCCGTCAAGAAATATTACCATCCTACTTGGAAACCCAAGGCAGAAGATCATGAGTATTTTAAATATTGGAGCTGGAATTTTTGGTTGGATCGTTATGTAAAGAAGTTTTGCAAAAACGGCTTGATCGACGATTTTATAATTCACCAACGTTCTTCCAACCCAAAGGCTTTTGAGTCATTGAAGAGACAGATTAATCCAGATGGTTTTGATCGTCTCGTTTATGATTCAATCTCCCACTAGAGGAGCATCGAGCTTGAGCGAGCTCGTTAAATATACGCTCACGGGTGGTTCCGTGCACGGATTCTCTGAATTGTGCTTTAGACCCTTTTGAAGTTCCGATCTTTGTATTTAGTGGCTGTTTGTATATTATGCGTTCTTCAATTGTTATAGCCATATGTTGTGCTAGTGCTAGATGTTAGGTCAAATTTAGCACTTTATCTTATGACCAGCAAGTTTAACAGATTTAGAAACGACTGCTGACGTTCAAATTCAGCAGACTTTTGCTTTCGATGATAGTGAGAAGCAATTTATTACTACCGTTAGAGACGGTGAGGACCCAACTCATGACTGGGGTTCATATTCTGATGTTGATTTGGCCAGATGGCTTGAGAGGCCTATTTTAGCATCGACTCATATTTGGGAGGTCGGACAACCCTTTCCTCAGATTTATTTTAATCCTTGGTCAGCGTTTCTAGACAGCCCCAGTGTGGCTCAAAAACTATCAAATTTTTATTTGCTCCGTTGCAAGATGCATATGAAAGTTATTGTCAACGGTTCTCAAATGCACTATGGTAGGGGTTTTATTTCTTACAGGCCTCTTATCACTGAACCTGGTGAAAAATACCAATTTAATCCTCTTTTATCAGAACCTTTTTCCTCTATGGATAAGGATGCATCCGTTGCATTTAATTTGACTAATGGGGAGGAGGTGTGCATTATGACCCAGAGCCAATGGCCAAAGATTTTTGTTGATCCAGGTCAATCTATGGGTGGTGAGATGGAATTTCCATTTTTCTATGGAGCAAATTGGTTTAGAATACCTAATCGTGATTGGGTTGCCAATCCGAGTGCAGTTAACACCGGTCACACCTTAGGGCCCAATGGTGATCCCGTTGTTAACTTGATTACTGGTTCTACTCCCAATATTTCGCAAGGTCCTTATGGAGCGCGTGTGTCCCACATGGGAGTGGTTCACAGTTCCAGTTTGGCCCCTCTTAAACATGCGAATGATGCAGATGATCCTGTTACCATTCAAGTCTTTTTGTGGGCTTCAGATGTGAAATTTTCAATTCCCACTGCTGTTGGCCATCCTGCGGTTTCGGTGCAACCTCCGGTCGTTAGAACTGGAACTTTTACTCCGCACATGCGATCTGAATATGTGCCGAATTACCTTGGGGACTTGGCCAAAGCAAACTCTGCGGACATATCTACTCGATTGGAAGTTGGAGATTCTTGCTTGGCCACTGATCAAGCCACTGTGGGACTTGGTCCTAGTGATGAGATGTCTATACCAAAATTAGCTCAGAGAGAATGTTGGTTGGATAGATTTACTTGGCCGGTAGATGCTTCAGCAGAAACTCCGATTTGGTATGCTAGAGTTACCCCACAGTATTTTAAGAGGCAGGTCGGAGATGACCCTTCTCTTACAGGCATTCCATGTTTGCAGCCTACTCCATGTGCTTATGCGGCGTTACCTTTTGGGTATTGGCGCGGATCTATGAAGTATAGAATCCAAATTGTGGCGTCCAATTTGCACAGGGGCAGGTTGCGTATTGTGTATGATCCAGTCGCAGATGTTCTTGCTAGGGAGGATGTGAATGATTATCCTGAATCTTTGATGAATCAGCAATATAGTCGTACTATCGACATTGCTGGTGATTCTGGCAGGGATTTTTGTTTTGAGGTTGGTTATATGCAGGAAAAGCCTTATTTATCATTGTTGCCGTTAGAAGCTAGGCCCACTCAATCTTCTGACGTTAACTATGATTGGGTTAATTATGGTTCGGACGTTCCAGTTGCCGGTCCTACAAATCCTTCTAGGTTGGCTCCTACAGCTACCACCAATGGGCAGATTACTATTTATGTTCTTAATAGGTTAGCTGTGCCAAATACTGAAACAAATAATGACGTTACTGTCAACGTTTTCGTATCTGCAGGTGAGGACATGGATTTCCAAATGCCTACTGCTAGGAATTTGGATTCAATGTCTTTTACCGGGCCCACTGGTTTCCCTGTGAATTGGCAGAACAGAGATCGTATTCCCCAGTCCATGGGCAATGAGGCTGTGCGTAGGGCCAATGTTTTTGGTGTTGCTAAGACCATTGAACCATCTGATAGGGCTAGGATCAGAAAGGAGGCCGCGAAGTCCAGGAAGTCTCGTTCTTCCCCTGGTGTTTTTACTCCCAATATGGAAGTTTCAACGGGTGAATCCGCCGCCATGGGTGCTACTGAGATGGAAGACGTCCCTGATGATCCTCCTACAAAGGCCTGGATGGGTGATTGTTCCCAGCCAGCTGCCCCTATGGCTTCAGTAGCTTTTGGTGAAAAAATGTTGTCTTGGCGTCAGCTTATGGATAGGTGGCAATTGTACAATAGAGAGACCTATACTGGGCGTAATGAATTTCCACCCATTCCTAGAGCGGACCGTAGTTATACTATTATTAACATAAATCCGGATTTTCCGCCCTTTCCTGGCCCAGCCCCAATTAACACTCTTTGGGATGCTCAGACCAGTTATTTCACAGTTGGTGTTCCTGACGCTACGCAGGGTCCATTTGTTGCTGAACCAGTGCCTCCAGGTGTGGTACAACCGTTGGCTGAGAATTTTGCATTTAACTATGCCCCTGCGGCCAAGTACACTCT